ATTTCTGATTGTGCGTACATTTTGAATAGTGTGAGCATCACCTTGTGCAATTCTCGACTGGATCATTGGTTCAGTCAGTTTACGACCGATACCACTCAACATATAGATCGTTGGTACGTTCAATTTACTTTTGACATATTCCACAAGGCCAATGTTTGTTTTATTGCTCATCAGTTTTGCCTTCTTCCTCTTCTTGCTTCAAAAGAAAAGCGATCTCCGCGGAGTAATCTAAATCAACACGATCATCCTCGCTCTTTTTCATTTACTCCACCTTCGATTCTGCAGGATCTTCTACAGGCGGGATCATTTCACTTTGAGACTTTAACAAACCTTTTGAATTAAGCGTTTTATAAAGGGTATCTGCACCGATCCATGAAATAAAACCGACCCACAGGCCGACAAACAGGAAATAGATATTGTTAGTTGAATCGAAGCTGCAGAAGAACCAAACAAAGGCGATGGCCAACAAGAGGTTCAACACGAGCGAGACGAAAGGAATTACCCTCGAATTTGTCAGGTACCCCTTGATCATTTGGATGGTCTGCAATGCAATAATCTCGACAATCAATGCAATCACTAGAATTTGAATGAGTAGGATTGTGTTAATCATGTTTACCTCTTTCTTCCCTTTCGGGCAGTTAAAAACAGCGGTGAGGCTGCTTGGTTACTTCAACATTCCTTTGATTCTTACAATAGTGAATTACCACAATAATCGGACGTAAGTGAAGACAAAACTCAAAGTATAGATACTCGTGTTTGTAACGCGTACATTCCCGCTAGACAATGCGATACTATGCGCTTGTGTTCCGCCATAACTCGACAATACATTTGCTGTCAATTGAGCTTCCCAACTGCCGACATAATAAAGTACAGAAGGGTGAATCACACCGTACCCACATATATTAACTAACCCATTACCATAGATATCAATCGGACAGTCCATATAGGCGTTCGGCGCTAGGGAAGCCGTATAATATAATTTTGATGGGAATAATATGTCAAGCGCTTTTCCACCTTGAACAATCGGACCATCACTGCTGATACCGAGTGCACCTACTTCGATGTTGTATGTATCCGAAGTGTCTTTCCCGAATCCACACCCATTTTTCCCAATCGACAGCGGAAAGGCGTAAGTAGGCAATGTGTCGGTGTACTCTGCTGAATTAAACAGATCTGTCAAAACCACTTTCAGATTGTAGACCAGCGATTCAGAGTAAGGCAAGGAGTGAGTATATATCGAGTCAATCGAAGCTGCTGCGATCGCCGTAGCCGCTTTGCAGGCCTGCCAATAAGCACCCGTCCAATAATAGGGCGTGTAGGTCCAAGTGTTCCCCAACGCGTAGAGACTATCACTGAACTTCAATACGTAATCGGCTGACGTTGCGACCGAACTATTGCGCTGCGTCTTGAATCCGTTGTTCGTCGGAGGATTGTAGGCTTGAACGGTCAGCGTTTCGCTGATTTCGTCAGACCACCGCCCGCGACTATCTTTGACCGAATAGTAGGCATAGAGTGTACCAGAACCTGCGATCAGTCCAACATTCTCTGAAATCGCCGCGCCGGTGTATGCTCCCTGACGAGTAACCGTTCCGAATCGAACTTGATACATCGAGAGGGAAGCCCCTGTCGGAGCCGAACCCCCGCTCAATAACAAGGTCAAAGTCGACACATTCTGAATCAGATAGGCTGTCAAAGCGTTGTTCTTGTTCGTCTTAGAGAAGTCGCTGTTGGCGGCCGTGATTGACGGCTTGTAACCTGTGGGAATCGTGCCGGTAGCTGTTCGACTTTGGCTTGAACCGATTTGGGTTGCCCCATTGAACGTCGAAACGACCAGAGTGAAGACATCGGATTCCGAAGCCGGCATATCTCCGAAAATGGCGTTTCGTTGGGCCTCGGTCAAAGCCAATGAATAATCGTACGAACCGACCGGACCTGCGCCGATTGACCATGCCGCACGTTCTACTCCGTTTTTGAATAGTTGAACGTAGTGGCTGAACGAACTTAAGCGAATCGTAAGATTGCCAGTAATTGCCCCTGCTGTCGTTTCAATCTGAAAGTCATTAAAGCTGCTTAACAGAGATGCGCGGGGAATGGTATCAAAGTCAACTGCTGCTGAAGCCGTATAGGATCCGTAATACGTTCCTCCAATGGTCATATTGAAAGCATACGTTGCCGCTACTGTTGCCGACAGCGATCCATTATCGTTATGCGGAATATCGTAAAGTACGACAGAGGAAATTAGATGATCACCACCAGTGTAGTTCAGGGCATTACCTGTAAAACCGGCACTATATCCTCCAACAGCTACCGATCCCGCTCGAGATCCAATGTTGATTGAATAACCCGCTGCCAACCGGACGTAAATGTTAATCGTTACATCCGTGTTATTGGTCGGAATCTTGTTTGTGGCAAACCACTCCACATAAAGCGCATGACCCGTCTTGAATTGATTAATGAAATTACCGGACATTGCCATTGAGCTTATCCTCCAATGTAGCGAAGAACAGTATGCCCATTCGCTAACGTTTCAAATTTATGTTTTGGGAGTGCCAAATTACCTACGATGATCAGATCTGTCATGTAATTTTTGTTACCGCTCAACCACTGAAGAACGTTTCCGTTCTGTCTGAATTCGATCCGGTTGGCAGCATAAAACGTTGAGAACTCTGCCCCGGTCATTTTTATTTCCATGCCACCGGAAGTGAAAATGAAGTTTCCTTGGATGTTCGATATCGTATTCCCGTATTCGTCTCGAATTGTTTCACCAATAGCCAGTGCGAACGCACCTGCCGTTTGATCGACATAGGATTTCTTGGCCAACAAAGCGGATGTATCTTCAACAGTTTGAGTGATCGCTTGAGGTGTCAGTTTCTGTTCGGCAGCTTGTACTCGCGTCGTCAACCCTGCTGCAGAAGCATTAGCTGCATTGGCAGATGCCTGTGCATCCGCCGCATTCGCTGTCGCGGTGTTAGCTTGTGTCTGGGCGGTATCCGCCAAAGTTTTGGCCTTGGTTGCTATCGCATTCAACAACGACGTCAACTTGTCATAATAGTCCTTGAAATTCGCTCTGAACGTTATGCCAACGATATCAGAAGTAGTCGTCAGATTGGCCAGCAACGGAGTGATGTACGTACTCAGCGTGGTATAGGATGTGCCATAGACGGTCTTTTCGGTCGTGATACCGAAGGTCGTAGCCTGCGTATCATTCAATAACTTCTCGGATACGATGCCATCCCATTCTTTCTTGACCATCTGTTTTTCAACTGCTGTAAGTTTACTATCCGAAGCTAAGTCTGTGAGTAATATATTAGCAGTCGCGGCATTCGTAGTAGCGGTGTTAGCCTGTGTTTGAGCAGTGGCAGCATTGGTAATAGCTGTATCTGCTGTAGCTTGCGCGGTATTTGCGGCACTTAATGCATCGGATGCGTCTTGACCGGCCGATTCGACTGAGGTTTCTAGATCAGAAATGCTTTGATTCGCTGTGATATCAATAATTGATCCTTGAATTAGAGACACGTCAAGAGTCCCAACCTTGATGAAGTCAGCGTTTAAAACGCCATCTAATGTCCACGCTTGATAAAAAGGACCGGCTATTCCGGTTGAACTAAATCCGATTCCAGCCATTGACATACACATAACTTGAGCTGCATCTTCTTTCGGAAGACGATCACAATAGTAGGTTGCATCCACGTCATAGACGGCATGTCCACGTTTCAAAAATTGGTTGATAACGTCTGTCTGTGAACTTATGATTTTCTTTGTTTCAGTCGTGATTTTCTCATCCACTGAAATGATGTAGTTCGAGATATTATTAGTAGTATTAATGAGTGTGATCGTGTTCTTTGAAAAATCATCAGGATATTCTAAATATTCAATGACGCGGTGTTTTTCTTTAATCCCTTTATCTGCATCAAGAAATGTCAGAATGTCGTGTAGACGTATCTCTGCGTAGTTGACATTGACCTTTGATAAGTCTATGACATCCAACTCATACACACGCACAGGTCGGCAATATTCATCAAGTAAACTTGTACAATGTTCCAATAATGATGATGAATCCGTGAACTTATCATCTCTGAAAACAGCTGCGATAATATTGCTGTCATAAGTATTATTGTCGATGTAAGGTAGTCCACTGTTGATCGATGCAAAACTGACTTCATTCCCGGTATCGCTATCAACGGCGCCGTACCCATATAATCGAGTGTAATGTTCATACGTATCTTCTTTATATGATTGATCTCGGATGTTTATTTCTTTTGTAATCACTACATCACGATTGACTGGTTCATCGAATACAGTAATTATCTTGGCAATCGTATTAAAATCATACGTAATACCATACAATTCTTCTGTCTTCATAATGGCCGAATATGGAGTTTCATCTTTAACTTCAAGTGTCCTAGAAATGTTGATTGTCAGCGCATTATGAATAGTCCAGTCAGTTAATAATGGTAATAGAACTGATAACTGTTTGCTTCCAAAATTAGTGACACCAACGAATACCGTTTTTTTAAGATCATTCAGGTTAAGTTCACACGATACAGTTGCAAGTTCTTCAAGTTCATCAATAAATTTAATGAGGTAGTTATTCTTTCCATCACTGAATTGAAGTTCCGTTTTCAACGATGAGTATAGCGGATGAGTTCTTGGTATTTCAAACACTAATGTTTTAAGTCCGTTTGCTTGATGCTTGATCGAATACTCGACATCAAGTGGATCTAGGTTGATAAATTTCAACATCAGCATTTACCCCTATACTTAACTTTTACTGTCATTGTCGTATCGCTCAACGCGATCACATACGTTCCTTTTGCTTTTGGAAACTGGTAGAAACTCCATTGATCGGTTGTAAGCCCAATTACTTTCTTGGCCGATGAATCAATGGTTGCGGATCCTGATAACCCAACTAAAACCATGTCGTTGATCGTGATGTTTCCAATTCCGGTTATTTCAAATGTAATCGGTGTTTCTTTGATTGAATTGATTGCTACACTTTGCGATGCTACTTTTAACAGCGTCACCGTCGTTTCGGGCGTCCATACAGCGCATTTTAAGATGAATGTGACTACAAGTGCCGGAGCATCGTTTTCGATGTCTGAACATGAATCAAGCACACACTCATAGATGAAATTACTATCCGTAAATGTAACATTCTTAAGTAGTTCTTTGACCGTCATGAATGAGGCCATCCGATCGGATTCTATAAAATAGCAAGTCAGTTCTAAGTCATAGAAAATCTCTTCATCTTTCGTTTTTATTTGCTTAAAAAAAGAAGCGGCATAATCGCTTCTCTTTAGATTATATACGTAGGCCTTTACGCCCTTTGCCGTTAAATCAGAGAATAGCATTTACATCGCTCCTTTCAGTCTTTTTACTTGTAACCCTTGATAATCACCTGAGATATTAAATGTTTCTCTTGCCAAAATTCTACCGTTCAGCGGAACTTCAAGCGTGATGTTAGCGTTGATCGTCCCACCACCTTGTTGTGGGTTATACTTCTTCGGTACGACTGCTTCACCCTCATGGATATACGCATATCCGCTACGTGCCACATAGTTAGTTCCGACGTCCAAGTATGGCACTGACGGAATATCAAAACCAAACTTACTACCACCAATAATAGGAACCCAACTTGGC